TTTAGAGCACGTCATAACTGTGCAAACCCAGGACCAAAGACCAAAGCAAGATATTGGTCTTGTAGAAAGTGGTAACATGAAGATCAACGAAGTTACAGGAATCACAGAAGAAGAATTTGAACAACTGGCAGAGAAACAGGACGCCTGCTATCACAAAGTGAAATCAAGATACAAAGTATGGCCTTCGGCCTACGCCAGTGGTGCATTAGTGCAGTGTCGTAAAAAAGGTGCGGCCAACTGGGGCAACAGCAAGAAGAAATAATGAGAGCCAGCGAGATAATCACAGAGAAGTGTTGGAAGGGCTACACCAAGAAAGGCATGAAGACCATGTTCGGCAAACGTGTACCCAACTGCGTTAAAAAAGAACATGTTGACTTCTGCGTTAACTGTCACGGTCTTGTACTACACGAATCACTAAACGAAGACTTAAAGAAGTGGTTTAAAGACAAATGGGTACGAATGGGTCCAGGTGGTAAAATCAGAGGATCATGTGGTGGTAAGAGCAAGGGTGAAGGTAAACCTAAATGCTTACCGGCCAAGAAAGCACACGCACTGGGCAAAAAAGGCAGAGCAAGTGCGGCATCAAGGAAAAGAAGAAAAGATCCAAATCCGGACAGACGTGGTAAAGCAATAAACGTTAACACCAAAAAGAAAAAATAATTTGCATTAAGCAAAGATCTGTTATATACTTGTTGGATAACAACAGGAGAAACAAATGGCAGTAAGAAACTTCAATGATGCTGAAAAGCAGAAACTAATCCAAATTATATCGCAAGGTTCACAAGTACTAGGTGAAGTTGAAGATTTAAAAGGTGGTTTGAAAGACACAGTAAAAGCAATATCAGAAGAATTAGAATTAAAACCAGCACTCATCAACAAGGCAATATCCGTTGCACACAGAGGCAACTACCAGAACATCGCAGACGAGATGGACACGCTGGAGAGCATACTAAACACAGCCGGCAAACTTTAATGCTAGACAAAGTCAGATCATTCTGGCTTCGTAGTTTTGAAAGTGATCGGACAGCGTTCTATTTTGAGCTTGTCAGTTTCATATTCACAGTTGGAGCCAGCCTTACATTAGCGATCACAGCCTCAGATCCGGACATGACTATCGTGTATCCCGGTTTCTTGATAGGAGCAGTCACACAATGTTATGCTTCATACAGGAGAGAAGCGGCGTTCGTGATGATGATCACTGGCTACTTTGCAATCATAAATGTCTACGGTTACGGCGTAGCAAGTTATTGGTGGTAAGATGAGTTACATAGATGCATTATATAAAAGGGATGAAGACAAGATATACGTTGTAGAACGTGATCCCAAGAAGGGTCGGATATTCACAGAGTATGACGCACGGTATGTTTTCTACTACGAGGACGCAAGGGGCAAACACAGATCAATGACCGGTGCACCTTTACAGAGAGTCCAGTGTGCAACACAGAAAGAATTTATAAAAGAGCAAAGAATTAGATCCAACAAAACCTTGTACGAGCAGGATATAAATCCTGTGTTCAGATGTTTGGAAGAGAACTACTTGGGCAAAGAGACTCCTAAGTTAAACACAATGTTCTTTGATATCGAAGTCGACTTTGATCCTGAAAGGGGTTATTCAACTACAGATGATCCGTTCATGCCCATAACTGCCATAAGTTGTTATATGAGTTGGACGGACCAACTGGTCACATTCGCAGTACCTCCTAAAACAATCAGCATGGATGATGCAAAAGAACTGACCAAGAGATTTGACAACACAATGCTTTTTGAAAAAGAAAAGGACATGCTAGATGCATTTTTAGAATTAGTGCAAGATGCAGACATACTGTCGGGTTGGAACAGCGAAGGTTATGATATTCCGTACACAGTGGGAAGGATACAGAAAGTATTGAGTTCTGATGATACAAGACGTTTATGCTTCTGGGGTGAAAAGCCCAGAAAGAGAGTGTTCGAGAAGTATGGTCGAGAACAGTTGAGTTTTGACCTAGTAGGACGTGTACACCTAGACTTGCTAGAACTATATAGGAAATACACATATGAGGAAAGACACAGTTTTAGACTAGATGCAATAGGCGAACATGAGTTAGACGAGCGGAAAACAATTTACGAAGGTTCACTTGATAACTTATACAAAAATGATTTTGGCTTGTTCATAGAATACAACAGACAGGATACTGCACTATTGGCCAAACTGGAGAAGAAACTGAAGTTCATAGAACTTGCCAATGAGATAGCACACCAAAATACTGTACTACTACAGACTACAATGGGTGCAGTTGCGGTTACAGAACAGGCCATTGTAAACGAAACACACAGACGTGGCATGATTGTCCCAGGCAGGAAGTACAAGAAAGACGGGGAAGAGAATCAACCGGCGGCAGGAGCCCACGTGGCAACACCACAAAAAGGAATACATGATTGGATAGGATCTGTTGATATTAACTCACTATACCCTAGTGTTATTAGAGCATTGAATATGGGACCAGAAACTATTATAGGACAAATAAGACCCGTGATAACATCTGCAGAGATCAACAGGGCCAAACACGCAAAGAAATCATTTGCGGCGGCGTGGGATAGCCAGTTTGGCAGTTGGGAGTATCAAGCAGTAATGAATCAAGAGAAAGGCACAGAGATAATTGTTGACTGGGGAGATGACACCAGTGTCAGAATGTCAGCGGCACAACTGTATGAGTTGGTGTTTGATGGCAATAACAAATGGATGTTGAGTGCCAACGGTACAATATTCACATATGAGTATGAAGCAATTATTCCAGGCTTACTAAAACGTTGGTATGAAGAAAGACAAGAGATGCAAAGGAAGATGCGTGATTGCGGAGACAACGAAATCGAAAGAGAGTATTGGGATAAGCGACAGTTGGTTAAGAAAATTAACTTGAACAGTCTGTATGGAGCAATCCTGAACCCGGGCTGTAGGTTCTTTGACATGAGGATCGGACAAAGTGTAACACTCACAGGAAGATGTATCACAAAGCACATGGCCAGCAAGGTCAACGAGGTCGTGGCAGGCCATTATGACCACAAAGGTGAGAGTATTGTGTATGGAGACACAGATTCTGTTTACTTCTCGGCATACAAGACACTGCAGAAAGAGATAAAAGAAGGTGTTATACCATGGACCAAAGATTCCGTTGTAGCACTGTATGATAAAATAGCAGATGAAGTTAACAGCTCATTCAAATCATTCATGACTAAAGCATTCCACACACCAAGCACACGTGGAGAAGTCATCGCGGCAGGTAGGGAACTTGTTGCATCCAAGGGATTATTCATTACAAAGAAAAGATATGCTGTATTATACTACGACAAAGAGGGTAAACGTGCAGATGTTGATGGCAAGGATGGCAAGATGAAAGCAATGGGCCTCGATCTTAAACGTTCAGACACTCCTGTGTTCGTGCAGGACTTCTTGAGTGAAATACTGTACATGGTACTGCAAGGCAGGGAAGAGAAAGATGTATTAGACAGGATCAGTACGTTCAGGGCAGAATTCAAAGCCATGCCAGGTTGGGAAAAAGGATCTCCCAAGAGAGCAAACAACATGACCAAGTACACAGCGGCTGAGGAAAAAGCCGGTAGAGCAAACATGCCAGGTCACGTTAGAGCTAGTATGAATTGGAATAGATGTAGGGAAATGTATGGTGACAAATACAGTATGCCTATAACAGATGGTGCAAAAGTTATTGTATGTAAACTAAAACAGAATCCACTGGGTTATACTAGTATTGCATACCCTGTAGATGAGATGCGTATACCGGATTGGTTTAAAGAACTGCCGTTCGACGGTGATGCCATGGAAACAGGTATACTAGATCAAAAACTAGATAACCTAATTGGTGTGTTGGATTGGGACGTGCAAAGCACAGAAACCAGTAACACATTCAACAAACTGTTTGAATTTTAAATACACATATGGTAACCATTGAAGAAATTAAACTGCTGATAGAAAAGTTTGAGAAGATTAAGAAAAGCGATTTCGAACAGATGATCAACAGCCACCTGGATGATCTTAAAATGATTAAAGAGGTGATCGAAAGAAAAGACAGAGAAACAGGAACAATGACTTCAAAAGGACCTGCTTGGTTCCGTACAGATCTGTTAGAAAAGAAGGATAATGTAAGGGATGAAATGCTTTATCATGTAATCCAAGATAAGTTAAATCATTTTGCCAAGACCAACGAGTACAATTCATTAGAGATTGGACCAGGACATGGACAATTCAGTACACTTTTTTATGCTTGGAAGAAGCAGTTCTTCCTTGACCTACTTCCCGAATACCAAAAAAAATTACGTAGAATTTTCAACCCAATGCACGAAAGAAAATATGTTAAATGTTTTACTACCGACGGACACCACTGTGCCGATGTGCCTGTGAATTCCGTTAACTTTATTTTCAGTTGGGACACTTTCGTGTTTTTCACTGAAGATGAGATCGATCAATATCTTTCTAGCATGAACCAAGTACTGATCCCGGGAGGATACGTGATGATACAATATGCAGATTGTCATTACGATCGAGACTTGGAACAGTCAAAACGAGGGTATTGGGCCTACAATAATAAAGCAATCATGGAACAATTGATATCGAAGAACGGTTATTCTATGATAGAGATGGATCAATTCAGACCAGGACAGAACTATGCCATCTTCAAGAAACCTGGTAATGAAAATCCTATTGTTTATAAAATATCTGAATTAACACTAGACTAAGACCTAAATATCCTATACAATAAGAACATTATGATAGACATCTTAAAAGACATCGTTAAACACACGCATGGACTGGGGTTCTTAGATCTTGTTAAAATTACTGGAGACGATAAAGAAACATCGATTGACAGTATGGCAGAAGACAGATCTGTGATCTTACAAGGGTCTTTTCACAAGCCAGAGACAGAAATGTCTGGTACGTTCGGTATGCCTCAGATGGGTAAGTTAGACATCCACTTGAAGTGTCCAGAGTACAAGGAGAAGGCAAAAATAACTGTGTTGTCCGGTGAGAGAAACGGTGCAACTATTCCAACAGGAATCCATTTCGAGAATGAAAAGGGTGACTTCAAGAATGATTACAGATTTATGAATGCCGAGATTATCAATGAGAAACTTAAGACCGTGAAGTTCAAAGGTGTTAAGTGGGACGTTGAGATCGAACCTTCAGTAGCAAGTGTGCAAAGATTCAACTTCCAAGCAACAGCAAACACAGAACACAACTCATTCGTTGTTAGAACAGAGGATGGGAACTTGATTTTCACTTTTGGTGATCAAGCATCGCATGGTGGTGAGTTTGTATTTGCAACTGACGTTAAGGGATCACTTAACAAAGGTTGGAGTTGGCCAGTAGGACAGGTGCTACAAATACTTAAACTTTCAGACTCGGCAAAGGTCACATTACACTTCTCTAACGAGGGTGCGATGCAGGTCTCTGTTGAT